TGTCTGAGCATAAAACGACAGTCCATGTCATTAACAGTAAAGATAAGGCTTGCATCTACATCCCAATATCTTTACAGGTGAAGACATGACTGATTGGACTCCAGAGGAAGACGAGGCTTTTAACATGGTTGAGCAAAACAGTAACCTTGGCAAACAGATATTGAGAGCAAACAAATCTAGTGGTATGGATTGTTGCACTTATGACTGTACACAAGGAAGGAACTGTCCAGTACGCAACAAGACGCTAGATGAGGTAGCCCATGAGTTCAGCTTAATGAAGTCATTTGGTGATACTGCACAGAGTTTTGCTGCTTTTGTAAGGGGCATGAAAAAATGAGCAAGGGCAGTTCTCCAAGGCCATTTAATGTAAGCAATCAAGAATACGCAAACCGATGGGATGCCATATTTGGCAGAGACAATGAGAAAAAGAACGAAGCGCAAGATGTGGAATCTGATCGATCCCATTCAGCACGGGATAATCGGAGCATCAGTAACCCAGAGGGACAAGCTGGACAAACTCAGACTCCTTGAGTACTCCGCACTAGAAGCTATGACCAAAGGCCAGGGCACTATCCATGATTGGAGAGTTTTGGTTGATGTGCTTAATCTGTCTGAAATGATGGGCAAGAGTGGGGTGGGTCCTGAAGTGTTACCTATCTGTGAGAAAGCACAAGAGAGCCTCCACAAAGCCGCTTTACGTTTTCAAGAGACAAAACAAATGGGTTTGGATGGACAAGGCATCAAGTCCATCAGGGATCTGATTGAGTATGCAGATCTGCAACAGGGAAGTATTTCCAGGTCTGAGTTTGAGAAATATATTCAGAAGACAAAGAATTACATTAAATCTAATGGCGATAAGGTAGTAGAAATAGAATGAAAAAAGAACTTTTAATTGGTTGTGGTTCAAATCACAACAAAAGATTGGCCTCCGATGGCACTAAAGATTGGTCTAACCTGACCACTTTGGACTACAACGAGGACCATAAACCTGATGTTGTGTGGGATCTGATGGAGCTTCCGCTGCCATTCCAAGACCAAGAGTTTGACGAAATCCATGCTTATGAGGTGCTAGAGCATCTTGGTCAACAGGGTGACTACAAACTATTCTTTGCCCAGTTCTCAGAGTTCTGGAGACTTCTCAAGCCAAATGGATACTTCTTTGCGACTTGTCCATCCAGAAACTCAGTCTGGGCTTATGGTGATCCAAGCCATACAAGGATTATCCAACTGGAGCAATTGGTGTTTTTATCTCAGAATGAGTATAAAAAACAAGTAGGCAAGACCCCAATGTCCGACTTCAGGAACATCTACAAAGCAGACTTTGAGGTTGTTTTCCAAGAGGATGATGGAGACACGATCAGATTCGTACTACAAAGAATTTGATTCTGTAGCTATAATTCAAGCCATGAAACAACGTGGCGGCTCCAGAAAGGGCGCTGGTCGAAAGAAGATCAGCGAAGAGGGTAGGACTATCCGAGCAAGGGTAGCGCCTATCCATGAACAAGCATTGACCTTGGCAGGGAATGGTTCTTTGTCCGAAGGTATCAGACGTTTAGCAGAAAAACATTGGAGATTGATTCATGGAGAGCCAGATAAGCCCCGACAAAGCAATTCAGTATTTGATCGATACCGCACCCTTGTACGCAAAAGCGAAAGCGGATCGCCTGTACTTGGAGGAGTTCCGCAAGTCAAAGAAGGCTCACCTGATGAGCCAGGCAGGGACTGAAGTTCTTGGAAAGCAGGAAACCTTTGCTTATGCCCACGAAGAGTACATAGAAATCCTAGAAGGTATCAGAGCTGCCGTGGAGAAAGAAGAGAAGTATCGTTGGTTGATGACTGCTGCCCAAGCAAGGGTAGAAGTTTGGAGAACCAACCAGTACTCAGCCAGAATGGAAGTCAGGGCAACCCAATGAACAACAAACTGAACGCCAAGGAAAGACTACACCTAGCTCTAGTGAAATCTCTTCCCTGTTCAGTATGTGATGCGTCAGGACCATCGGAGGCTCACCATGTTAAGCAAGGGCTTCAGTACACCTGCATAGCCTTATGTCAGGACTGCCACACTAACTCTACCCTTGGATGGCATGGACAGAAAAGAATGTGGCACATCAAGAAAATGGACGAGCTTGATGCCTTGAACATCACAATTCAAAGACTTCTCTCTGCCAGGTTTGAAAATGAAAACCCTTTCTAATTTCAAAAGTTTCAAAAACTTTGAACTTTGAAAAATTGGTTAAATCAACTTCCAAAAAAGTAAATGCGACTTTTTCTAAAAAGGTCCTGTTTTAGGGTAAACCCTTAGTTTTTTGTTAGTTAGCACTCACTTACATCATCGATGTTAGTTGGCACTCACTAACTTAGCAGCTAAAACTGGTGCGTGAGTCGTGGTCCAGAATGTCGCTAAAATCGATTTTAAGGCCGTTTTTAGCTTACTTTTTCACTTTCCAATGGTAGGTATGCATCAACTACAAAAAATGGCTTAAATCTTAGATTTTATGAAGTAAGCCCTAACTAACTTAAGAAGCCCAAAGAAAGAGGCTAAAAGCCCCTTTTTGTGGATTCCCTGATCAGAGAGAGGGCAATAATTGCCAAAAGAGAGAGGGTGAAATGCATAGAGGTTTTGAATCGGGATTATCTAAAGATTTAACCCAATAAGCGCAATCTTGCTCATCTATTACTTCATATAAATCAGAGGCATCTAATAATAAAACACCAATAGCGCCCTTCATTTCTCCAATTTTATTATGCTGCATTATCTAGCTCCTCCTCCTCGCCTAACTGCTCTTGAATAACTGCCATTGCTAGGCAAATATCCTCCCATTCATCGTTATAACTTGGATCACTCTCAGGGATACAATCTTCTCTATAAGAGTGCAAAGCTTCCCAAATAATATTAATTTGTTCTCTAATATCGTGCATCATTTAACCCTCACGTTAAATTCTTGAATATGAAAATTTCTTATTTCATTTTCTTTAGCGCATTTAATAGCTAATTCTCTTGTAGAGAAAACTGCCACAATATCACCCTCTTCAGTTAATATAAATACTTTATTCATTATTTGGCCTTTTTAAATAGTTTATTAATCTGATTATTAATTACTTTCCATGAATCAGTTTCATAAATTAATACGTGATCCATTTCATCAATAGTTTCAATTGTTATAAAAAACTGTTTTGTTTTTATTTCTCTTCTTTTCATATTTTTATAATTTACCCATAAAGTGACAATTTGAGTTTCGTTCAATTGTCTCTCAAATGATGGGCAAATATTGTTAATCCATGACATATCTACAAAACCCTCTGGTATTGGAGGAATCTCAAAATCAAAATATCTAAATTCAGTTTTGTAATCACATCTCATAGTGCAGCCCCTTAATTTGAACAAAACCAGATTGATCCTTTTTTGCTTTGCCTTTGGCATATAAGGCAACAACCACATTTTTGGGCTCTATGTGCCTAACGTCAGAATCATCCCCATCTATTACCTCCCAAGATCTAAAACTTTTAGGAATATCCTCTTTCTTTTGAAAAACTACTGCAACTCTTGAGTTATCAGGATTTGTTAAGCCTTTAATAGATATTGGCTTTGGAGTAATACTTGAGAATGAATAGGTCAGATCATAATTGCCTACTGTTTTGCCTTCCAAGTTTCTAGAAGGGTGTTTTGTATAGTCATAAAATTGGACGTTACAAAATAAACTAAAAATTGTCCTATTTGGGATAACCTCGTAATTCTCCCAAAGGATGTCGCTGGTTCCGTTAAGGCGAACTAAAAGCTTTTGATTATTTCTACTTGCCTTTTCTTGCAATTCCCAAATATCTGCACAAAGGGAAAACAAAAAGCTCTTTTGCTGGGTGTACCAAAACTCAGTTTTTGCTTGCCTTGCCTTCTGTACTGAATTAAAAGCGCCACGGCCTGATGAGTAGAGGCATCCTTCCATGCAGCCAGCAAGCCTTGCAAGGGGGCAAAGATCATCATTAGGGGTTAGGTAGAGGATGGCAGTTAAGAAACCCATCTTCTCGCCTTTTACTGTCTTTGTAGAAGCAGTACCTAAAAGCTTTTTATAGATGAGGCCATCTTTTTTTATGATTGATTTGTAAGGGTTATACATATTCACGCCTATTTAATGTTGATTGATTAGGATGGCAAACCATCCCATTGTTGAATGTCTAAATATCCTAAAAATTCAGAATCACTTGTATACCATCCAATGATGGCTTTGCCTCCAATAATTGGTGGCTGCTCTCCTGATGAATCGGTTATTAAAAAATAACCATAATCTTTGCCCAATGGATGAGGCATGGATAAACCATTAAAACCTCCACCAGTGGAAATGATTTCTAGTTTCATTTAATCTCCTCCTCTATATCCATCCATTTTTCAATTGTCTCAGTACCATGACACAACAATGATTGAACAGAAGAGACAATCATTTCTGCATGATATTTATTAAAATCTTCGCTTCTAATATAAGATTTCAGGGCAATTAATACCCCAAATACATCATTAATTTCGTTTATGCCTTCATAAACCATCCATTCATTAATAATCTTTGGATGTCTTTTATCTTTTTTTACTGCTCTAGTCATATTGCCTCCACTGGATAACTCATGTCTTTAGAAACTACCTCATAGCCTAATTGTTTAATCAATTTAATGGCTTGATAAGAGAGAGTTTTAGTTTTAGCTAATTCTGCAAAAGTTTTAGCTTTATCGCATACAGGATAAAAGAGATATCCTCCATATGCTTTATCCACTTGGATTGTGATTGTGAGTTTTTCCATGATTAACGCCTTTTAAATTAATTGATATTTATTTGGGTGATTCTTTTCAAGATAGTTAATAACTACCTTTTGGTCTAATGTGTTTAATACACTAAATGTGTATTTATCATCTCCTTCTACTTTAAATGGTGTACCTCTCTTCTTTGCATTGGTAAGCTTCTTTTGATATTGAGTATCACTGATCAACTCTTCAATAAAGAGTGAGGGATCCATGTGGATCATCTCGCCTAGGCAATCCCATTTGGGCAGGGTTTTGCAATATGCGACAAGCTTTGCATAACTAGGAGTTACAGAAATTCTGTATCCGTCAATTTTTACTGGGGGAGCATTTACATCTAAAGACATGATTTGTGTCTCTCCTCCTACGCCTTCATTCATCACAAGGGCAATCTTCTCGCCATCGCAATGCAGGGTGCAAGAGAAGCCTCCTCCGTCCCATGTGTTCCAAGTCTTAAGGTTTTTGATTGTGTATGTCATTGTGTACGCCTATTAAAAAAGAAAAGAAAAAGCCCAATTAAGGGACAAGAACATCAAAGTATTCAAGCATGAGTGCAAGAGCTGCACAAAAGAGAATCACGCCAAAGATAGCTTCAAAAATAACTGTTTTCATAGTTACACCTATAAGTTGATCAGTTACTGTAAACAAGAACAAGAGTAGCCTCTTGATCCGCATTCATACTCCGAGCAAACACTTTAGCCATTTGCTCATTCATAGGGTTAGAGATATGGGGCATCCCATAGGCATCCCACCATTTAACACAATAGGATTTTTTGCGAGACAAGGTAGCCTTGCCATTGGTTTTTGAATCTGTCATATGTACACCCTTTAAGTTGACGTACTCCAAATGAGTACAGGGATAGGGTAGCAGATCTACAGTAGCTGGCCATCAGGACAAACCCTAGGTTTAGCATTTATTTGCATTTGATTTTGTAGCCACAATTGATCCTCGGAAATAAAGGGATAACCCATTACTAGGGCTTCAAGTCTTATAAGGGATCAGATAGGGGTTAACAGAGGGATAGATAAGGGGATAGGGATTAGGTTAGACATAAAGAGAAACCTATAGAGAAACTCCACAAAGACCGCTACACCTTACCTCTTTGCGTGTCTGAGACAAACTATGCAAAAAATGCATAACCTTGGATCTAAGGGTTTACCCCAGGAGCTGGATAGATCCACAGTACTGGACCAAAACACAGTAGGGTTTACCCTTGCCAGGGTTTCTACCTAAGGGTTTACCCTTAAGGGTTTCTACGTAAGGGTAGGGTTTACCAGTAAGGGTTTACCCCCCCCTATCGATAAATGGAGGGGGCGCTGTGGCAGGGGAGATTCATACATATCCCCTTATCGATTAAAGCCAAGACCCCCCCCTACCCCTCCCCCCAACAACAAAAGAGTCCTCCAAAAATTTTTTTTATAGTTTAGAATTTGTAGACATTAAATCAAGGAGAAGATATGGCAGGATTTCCTATGAGGAGAGCGTTGGAGAAGAAGATAGAGAGTCTGGGAGGGATAGAGTTCGTAACGGCTCATATCTCTCAGGGAATGACCATTGGACGCTTGGCTGAGTTCATAGAGTGTTCTAGACCTATGTTGTCTTTCTGGATAAACCATACTGATGAGCGAAGAGATGCGGTCCTGAAGGCGAGAAAGTTAAAGGCTGAGAAGTTAGCTGAAGAGGCTCTAGAGATTGCGGATGAGGCTGATGAGACAAGTAACAGTGGTGTTAACAAAGCTAGACTCCAGGTCGATACCCGTAAGTGGATGGCATCTAAGTTGGATCCTGAGAACTATGGAGACACTGCTAAGACCCAAGTGAATATCAGTTTGGGTGACCTCCACCTCCAAGCTTTAAAGCATATGGGTAAAGTGCAAGAAGTGACCACATTGGAAAACAATGAATAACCCCTTTATCCAGTTCATCACCCTGTACAGGACTGATCCTGTTCTTTTTGTCAAAGAAGTACTTGGAGTAGAGCCTGATGAGTGGCAGCAAGACTTCTTAAACGCTGTGGCCTCTGGTGAGCGGAAGATTAGTATCAGGTCTGGTCACGGGGTTGGTAAGTCAACAACTTCTTCTTGGGCTATGTTGTGGTTTCTTTTAACCAGATATCCCGTCAAGGTAGTGGTGACTGCCCCTACTTCTGCCCAACTTTATGATGCTTTGTTTGCTGAACTAAAGAGATGGGTGAAAGAACTACCCCAACCTATCCAAGAGCTTCTTGATGTCAAACAAGAGAGGATAGAACTAAAGGCTTCCGCTACTGAGGCGTTTATCTCTGCTAGAACATCTCGTGCTGAACAACCAGAGGCTCTACAAGGCGTTCACTCTGATAACGTCATGTTGGTAGCAGACGAGGCTTCTGGCGTTCCTGAAGCAGTGTTTGAGGCAGCCGCTGGTTCTATGTCTGGTCATAACGCTCTAACCATCCTTCTGGGCAACCCTGTGCGTAGTTCTGGGTTCTTTTTTGAGACACATAACCGACTAAAAGACGAGTGGTGGACTAGACGAGTATCCTGTCTGGACTCTACCCGTGTCAGTAAAGAGTATGTTCAGGACATGAAATCCCGTTATGGCGAGGAAAGTAATGCCTATCGGATTCGTGTTCTAGGAGAGTTCCCCCGTAGTGATGATGACACCATCATTCCTATGGAACTGCTTGAATCTGCCAAACATCGAGACACAAGAGCCTACGAAGATGCTCCTATAGTCTGGGGACTAGACGTAGCCCGTTTTGGTTCAGACTCGTCAGTTTTGTGTAAGCGTCAATCTAACGTAGTTCAGACTCTAGAGAGGTGGAGGAATCTGGACTTGATGCAGTTAACAGGTGCGGTGGTGGCTCAGTACGAAGCTTGTGACCACAAGAATAGACCTGCAGAGATTCTGGTTGACTCTATCGGTCTGGGAGCAGGTGTTGTTGACCGACTCAGAGAATTAAAACTTCCTTGTCGGGGAATTAATGTGTCCGAGAGTCCTGCAATGGGTGGTACTTATCTGAACCTAAGAGCGGAGTTGTGGCACAAAGCCAAGGCTTGGTTGGAAAAGAGAGACTGTAAGATTCCAAATAATGAAGATTTAATAGGAGAATTGGCAACTGTCAGGTATACGTTTACCTCTAACGGCAAGATCAAGATTGAGTCCAAGGATGATATTCGTAGAAGGGGATTAAAATCTCCTGACATGGCTGATGCTTTTGTGTTGACATTTGCCTCCGATGCCGCCACCATCTCATGGGGATCAAACAATTCTTGGGGTAAACCTATTAAAAGATTAATCCGAGGACTTGTTTAATTGCCGTTGCCACTTTGAGCTACCTAATAAGTAGCTCTTTTTTTGTTTAACACAATATGTTACTATTGAGCAACCTTTCTGGAGATTTCTATGAAAATGGACGATGCTGCTAAAAAGATTGGCAAAGTAATGGGTGAATTCAAAGACAAGAAGCTCAAGTCTTCTTCTGGTCAAAAGGTTAAATCCCGTGACCAAGCTGTTGCGATTGCAATGTCTGAGGCTCGTGCTATGCCTAAACGTGGATCTAGAACCGCTACCAATCGGAGCAAGAAATGAAACAAGGTCTTTACGCCAACATCAATGCCAAACAAGAGCGCATAAAAGCTGGCTCCAAGGAAAAAATGCGTAAGCCTGGCACTAAGGGCGCTCCTACTGCCAAAGACTTTAAACAAGCGGCTAAGACTGCTAAGAAAAAATGATTAAGCGTGGTTCAGAGCAATTTTCTGGGTACAACAAACCTAAAAAGACTCCTAACCACCCAAAGAAAAGCCATGCTGTATTGGCTAAATCTGGTGACGAAGTAAAGTTAATTCGCTTTGGTCAACAAGGTGTTTCTGGCAGTCCCGATGGATCTAAGAGAAACGAAGCATTCAAAGCCCGTCATGCTCAGAATATTGCCAAAGGCAAGATGAGTGCAGCGTTCTGGGCTAACAAAGTAAAGTGGTGATTATGAAATGCCCTATCGCAACCTATGACATTGAAGCTAACTTGAAGGCTCGTAATTGGGCTATCAAGAATGTTGACTATGGTCCTGCTAATCCTGAAGAGGAAAACGAAGAGTACTGGCAGAACCTTGCTGATATGTGGGATGTATCTCTAGATGACGTTCAAGAGATGCGTTGCGGTAATTGCGCTGCCTTCATTCAAACCCCTGAGATGCTAGACTGCATCCTAAAAGGCATTGATG